CGGCAACATTAAGAGTGAGGGTTACTGTGCCGTTTGATTCAGAAACCGTAAGGGCTTCAGCAATACCAGCGCCACCACCAGAAACAATAGAATGAACAGATTTCTTCCAACCACCATTTGCGTACACCATGACGGTGAACGTTGCGGTGTTAAAGTACATCCGACCTTCAAAGTTGCCCGAGGACGGGTTAGTAGCCAGTGCTTCAAAGGTGGCATTAATCAGTTGATTCTGATTAAGGTCTAAATTGGTAAGAAATTTTTGTGCCATGTTTTAAATCCTTATGTCAGATAAGCATAACCAGAAAAAGGTGATGAAAAAAGAACGGTAATACTTGTGTTGCTATTATATACTACTTCACCAAAGACAACTGTTCCTGCACTGTCCACTACCGTGACCGAAGGTCTACCTCCCAGTGCATGAGTTATGTTCCAAGTACTCGAAGCCTGCGCCTGTGTATGGATGTGGCGATCATTGAGAACAGCGGCATCAACCGTGGTGGAAGTTAGCGCTGTAAAGAAAGGAGTATCTGGCCACCCATCAACAGTCTTCGGACCGTAAAAATCGCCAGTGAGCGTATCAATGTAGATATCGCCAACATTGCCATAGTCTGAAGCAATTGACGGCATTTAAATCTCAATCTCTATTTCCCAAGGGACGCCTTCACCAAAGAGAGTCTGGGTGCCAGACGAGACGCCGGGCAACTTGACCTGAACAATATTTGGTTCTTCTCTAGATATTTCTACAATGTTCCGTCGGTCTTCGATAACAACATTGAAATCGGCGTTACCCATAGTTATTTGGGTGGATAGATCACTCACCTTGACACCTCTTTTTCAAGTTTGAACTCTCCCCTAACAACCTTAAAAACTTCGCCTGTAGCGGTTTTGACTATCTCCAAATCATAAACCCCACTCTGTGTAAGTGCTGCGGTCTCAACCGCAGTCAAAGTCAAAGTGATGACACCGGTAGAACCGTTGATAGATATGCGACCATTAGCAGTAGTTAGGGACACAATGGTGGTTGAGGCATCAAGCGTCCTTCTAACCTCCATACGAGCCGTATATCCAATTAAAGAGAATACGGTACCTTCGGCGGTTTTGATTTCAAGGGTACGAGTAAAGGAAGACCCCTGATCGCACACAATATTGTATTTCCCTGCAAGCATCAGTCCTCAATCTGTAAAGCAGTAAAAACTGCCACCACCTATCAAGAATACAACACTTACCCGTATTAGATTTGAAGCGTTAAGCCTTTTTCTTGCTTTTTGCTTGAGCATCAACGATTGCTGTAACAGCCGAAAAAATCGCTGTTGTGTTTTTGTCGCCGATCTTGGTTGAAACCCAAGCAAGGGCAGTCAGGGCCACTGGCATTACCAATGCAACAACCTCAGCCGAAACACCCCACTTATTAGCAAGATATCCAAGACCACCCAAAAGGGCGCCTTTGACAGCCTGATCGCTTACATTCGCTTTAATATTCTTGTCCATTGTTTTCCTCCGTTATAGGGAATTGGTACTCTCCTGCACGCATCATTTCCATTGCGGTTTCTAGCATCCCATTGGCAAGCCATGGGGTCATTGAATCCGAAATGGTTAGTACCAACTCTTGATTAGAGTCAGATACTATTTCTGCGATAAGCACAAAATTGGTTACAAGATTTTCAGGTAAAGCCCCCCGAAGGAGTTCTTCAACTTCTTTATCCACAGAAGTTTCATTTTTTTCTTCTTCCATGAATCCTCCAATTTTGGCTTACCTACATATTCTACATCACGCAGCCAGTGTGTGGGTGATGAGCATCCCAAGAGGTTTAGCGGGTTCAATCAAAGACAAAACAAAAGAATTACTTGTCCCAACATCACCAACGACCGTTCCATATGTTTCGGCTTGGCTTGTAGTAAAAGCAATCTGATTTTGTGTAACCGTATAATTCACTGTTTTGGTGCCCGTCAATGCTCTCTGCGCTGCGCTCACCATCGCGTCTATCGTTCCTGCATTGTGTCCGTAATATCCTGTTTCTACTTGCCATCTAGCGTAAGCCTCAACACCTTCAGGTAAAGCACCAAGGTTTGCGGCATCTGTGCCAAGAACATCCGTACCAACAGGCAAACCAGTGCTGGGGTCAAGACCAGTTAGCAACGATGAATTAAGTGTAAAAACTTGCCAACCAACACCTTCAGTAGAAGGCTGATAGGTGACAAGCAGAGGTCTGCCCCTGTATTGCGCAAGGTAACTTAAATAATTTGAGTCACAAACTCGTGGATCCACAAATTGACTTAGGGTCGTCAAATCGGTTGGGTCACCACCCGAGGCTTTATCCAAATATTGAAACTGGTTAGCCGTAGTATTTATATCACCAGCAGTCGTAGTTAAAACATCTAAAAAACGAGACAAAGGCAATATTGGCTCATTTTTAGAAAAATCCGCAAAGTCTGATTCAAAGAAAACCTCAGGGATAAACGGAATCACACCTTGAATGAACTGATTATCCAAAAATCTTGTTGATGGGTACGCAGAAGGTCTAGCAATATTTACGGAAGCGTTGGTGTAATCATCAAAAACTATTCGCATCTGTAACTGAATTGAATAAACACCGCTTGAAGGTACTTGTTCGGGGATTGACCTAACTAGTTTCCACTTGGCTTCGTCTGTGCCACCAATAATTACAGACATACTTCCTTCACTGCCAACAATTTGGTCAAACGGATCAATGAACGAATAAACTCCCGTATTTGAGTCAAAAGATACTTTTGATAAAACCGTTTTAAAAAATATTGAACAGTTTTTAGTAGGTCTCACCCAAATAAATGATTCAATAAAATCATTGTTATCAAATGCTGCAGTTATTGAATACTGTGACGGAGTGCTTGCTGTTGTCGCATAATAGTTATAGCGAACATAGTTCTCGTTAGCGGAAGGAATAAGTTTTAAAGAACCGTATTCTGCGTCTAAGTATGTTGCTGTGTCTAATGAAATCGTTCCATCAGATGTCCACAGATCATCTACGCCTGCAGCAAAGACAGACGGCTCTAGGAAAGTTGATTCTCCCGCGGGGATATAGTTATTTGTTGTCCCCATGACTTACGCAGCGGTAGCAACCGTCGTGCAGTCACCGATGGGGATCACTCCCTTTTCAAGGATTGTGACATCGTTGCCATTGTCTGTAGCGAAACTTGTAGAGCCGTTAATCGTGGCGTCCATAGCGGAAACATACTTAACACCCGCAACCTGTGATGCGATTGTTGTCAAATACAAAGAATTCACTGAGGTGGCAAAATCCCAGCCGGCGACAGAAAGATATTCCTCAATCGCCTCAGAAACCGCCGTTCCAACAGTTGCTGTGGAATAGTTTGGCAATACAACAATAGTTGCGCTGACATTCACATTAAAAGTATTCATGTCATGTAAAAAGATATTTAAACCAGCAACAACTTTGCTTTCCACTGCAGTTTCTATAGCAAGTTTTTGGGCTGTTCCAATAGCAGCCCCCGCCGAGTCACACATAGAAATAGTCACAGCACCACCAACATCTGATGTTGCAAAAAGCATTCCGTTTCCAAGAACAACGCTTCCAACAGTGGTTGCTGCAGTAGCAATATTGCCGTTGGTTCTTGCGTATCTAAATGTAGTAGTTGATGGCACGACAGTTATTGTGTATGTTCCGTTATATACGTTGTTTGCCATATCCGCAACATCTACAACATCACTAACAGAGAACCCGTGCGCATATCTAGTTGTTAAAGTAACCACGTTGGAGGCAAGCACAGCATTGGTGACATCGTTTTCTTTTGCTTGAGTTAAATCATAAACCTTGAACCTTGAAACAGTTGGATAGTTCACAGAAAGATAACTAGACAACTGAGACGCCGTTGTTATCGCATTACTCAAAGAACTAAGATAAGTTACTCCTCTATTGAAGTATTCTTCATCAGTTTCTGAGTCTGTTCCCGCTGTAGTCAAAGCCGTGAGGCTGGCTGACAAGATAAAAGGGGTGCTTGATACAACAGTTAAATTGGATGGAATTGGGATATCTGGGTAAAGAGAAGGATCTGACGCTTGAACAGAAACAGATCCCGTTGTGTTGTTAGGGGCAATTGTTAGGTCAGCAGTTGTCTCGTAAAGGTTTTGTGTTAAAACACCCGCACCGTCATAGACATCGTAAGAGAAAACGGTTCCCGCAGCAATAGTTTGACCAGTATCCACAGACAAAGTAATTAGAACTGTCCCCAATGAAGGTGTTGCTTCTATTCTGTCAAATCCAATTAACTTCAATATCCCTTCCATAAGCCCGTCGGGCATACGGTTAAGGGTCGCAATCATGCTTGCTGTTTGATGTGATGTGGCTTCAAGTATTGCGTTTTCTATGGTTCCGATTCTTGGGTTGAATTCGGGTAAAGCAATTTGTGCGTATTCAACAGCGTCGTTATAGACATCAGTGACATCTTTATCAAAGATGGTGAGGTCAACATATTCGGAGAAGTCTGGTGAGGGCACAGTTATACCAAACGATCAAATTTAATTGCTAGATTTGTTGTTCCACTGTCGTCAACAACAGCCTCACTAACCAAGACTCTTACCTCCGGGATAAGACTGCCCACCGCTAAACCGATTTTTGTCATTCCGCCAGCCTCAAAGGTTGGGTCTTCAACACCGTAATAGGTTGATATAGGCAAAACGCCTGGGACTATTTGCACGGTCAAACCTATGAGATTCGCATAATATTCGTCAGTGTTTTCAAGTATTTTTTCCATTTCAAAATTGTCTTTATTGAACCGTATCGGTAATCTAATTGTGTTCATATTGACCCTACAATCACGCCTTCATCAAGGGAACCATTCAATAATACAACAAGAACGCGTGTCCCCACATCAGGCAAACTTAATGAGGTGTTATAGACACCCGAGATACTGGTCGTGGTTGCTGACAGGGAAACCCCCGTAACCACACTGGTTGAATTGACCGTACCTGTAGTCGTGGTCAAAGTTTGCTGAATTGGGGTGGTTACAGGAAAAGTGAAATGAGCCATGAACTTGTATGGACCTAGTTGAGCCTCATTGTTTAACGCTGGAACTTTAACAAAACCAGTTTTGTCAGAATTATTTTTTGCAGTCAAAATACCCACATGGATAGACGAAAAAGATGCATTAGTTTGCGCAGCGGAATCTGCCCTATCCATCCCGTCCATAGAATCACCGTAAATAGACATTTTTACCTTTACCCGATCACTGTTGTTTCTGCTACTTTTTTATCAATCTTTTCTTTATCGTCTGGCGAGATTTTCTCTATCGTAGCAAAACTGATCGCCAACGGTTCTGGTTGCCCGTACTGATATTCAACTGATGTAATCAAATATGCGGTCGTATCAAAACCTTTAATCCCGTATACGACTACCGTCATCCCTGCTCTTATGTTGTAAGCACTCCCAACATTTTCCTCAAATCTGTCACCAACCCAAAGACTGGCGGAGCCTTCAGATTCTTTAGGACTATCCATAGACCTGCGCATTTCGGGTACTTCTGTAAGAAAAAAATTCAACTTGTCGTCGTTTGGATACTTTAGGGGAATAAAATAAAGAGAACGTCTTTCTGTGCCCCCACCAATTTTTGCAAAAGTAAATTCCTCTGTTTTTTCTATACCCCAACGACCAAGAAGCCATTTTGGTGAACCATAAAACAAGGTTGGTACTGGCACGGTTGAACCAGCAGGAATTGCATACATAACAAAACAAAGATATTGAAGGTCTTTTGCGGAACGAACCAAAACATCGTAAACGGACTCTTGATTTTTTTCAGTTTTGACTTTGATTGTGGTGGTTTTTACACCAACAGGTCTTTGACCCAAGAACTCTAAACCAAATTCTTTGGCTACTTTTTGTGCAAAATCGTATGCGGTGGTTGATTTAAACGCTTGAGGTTTTTTATTCAATTTCATTCGCTGGATTGCTTCAGTTCTTAACGCTAAAGTAATCTTAAAATACTCGCCTTCCCCCGCAGAAATCTCATGAGAAGCAACCATGTATCTTTCAGTAATTGTTCCGTCAAAAAAATTTACAATATTCCCAATACCAAAATATCCGTTATTCCACATCTCAAGTTTTTCATCAACAAGTTCAACCGTGATCTGCGATGCACCGTCAACTGTATAACTTACAGAAATATTTGTAATACTTTGAGCAATTTGTGCCCTGACGCTCGCGTCATCGTTGCCAACGAAAACTATTGTTTGGTCGCTAATCATGACTATTTGGGGTTACCAAGACACGGAGTTGTATCCATTGGAACCCAGCGAGCCATTTTAGCGGCTTTGATGTAACACAGTTTGAAATTCTGTCTATGGTCAGGCGCAAACGTACCTTGACCACTATTTCTCTTGTTGAAGAACGCGTTCGCCGACTCTCTCTGTGATTTACTGAAACCCACAGGAGTAGGCTCATCTGGTGGTTTTTTACATTTTTCAGGATGTTTTTTTGCATATTTAGGCTTACTGCAATTGGGGTTTGGTTTTTTTAAAGTCAAAGGAGGGATTAATACAACATTAATTCTGGGGTTTCTGTTCTCAACCAAACTTATTCTCACATTTGCTTGAGTAATTAAGTTATCTTTGTTTCTTCTCATAACTTCAACGCCCATATCTGTGATGGAGAAAAACAAACCACTCACTCTTTCTTCGCTCATGTTGCGAAAAATATAAGGCTCCTGAGTGAAAACAT